TTTGGGGCGATCCCGCCCATGTCAGACAGTACGATCACGGGACATCCAGGCTGTGAGTAACGACACCACAGCCTAGTGCCCGTCTGGCTATTCGATTACAGCCCCAGCGCCGACTTTTGCTCACGACCCCAGGCGCGGCAATCTTCGGCATATGCGTTGTAGGCCTCAAACTCAGCACTTGGCGCGGTACGAAGTAGCTTAATCTCGTCGCCAACGCTGTAACGCTCTGCGATCTTGTCAGCGACCATAGAGCGGATCATGCGCACGAACGGGCTGGCGTCAGATATTGCAATCTTCAATTCAGGTGTTAGTTCAACCGGTGTTACGGCGATTTCATCTGGCTGCGCAGGCAATACAGCGCCGTCTGGCAGCGACACATAGGTCACACCATCAACGGTAGCCAGTTCGGTGCCAAGTCGCTGATGCGTTTCCGCGTCTTCTGGCAGCACGATCTCAACCGTACGCTCTGAGTTGATAAACTTTTGGTAGCTGACAATAGAGGTCATGATATTTCTCCACAAGGAACCGGATTAAAGACCGCAGGCTATGCGTCCGGCGAGCATGGCCAAGGATAGAGATCAGGCTGGCAAGTTTTCCGGCCCTGGCGGCGCGGCGAAACTTGAACAGGCTGTGCTTGCGGATAAAGCGCCTGGATGCCCAGGTGCGATAGCCCACAAAATTGATGCCGCGGCGAACTGGTGCAATCGTGTATTTCGATAGTTCCAAGCCCAGGCCGGTAATAAATGCCTTGATGCGCTCCAGGGCTGCTAGACAAGCCGCCCGGCTGACGCCGAAGATAATGAAGTCATCCACGTAGCGGCAATAGCGCACAGCCTTGAGTACCCGCTTGGCAAAATGATCCAGCGGGTTGAGGTAGATCAAGGCGTAGGTCTGGCTCAGCAGGTTGCCAATGGGGATACCGACCGGCTCGCCATACTCGGCAAACAGCATCATCACATCGACAAAGCGCTTGTCTTTGATCTTGCGCTCGATCTGTTTGCGCAGAATGGTCCGATTGATCCGGTAAAAGAACTTCCGAATATCCAGCTTGATCGTGTAGCTGCCAGCCGGAGACTCGCGCAGCGCTTGCTGTGCATAGTCAGCCGCCTTGTGCGTACCCTTGCCCTTGCGGCAGGCAAACGACTGGTCAATGAATCCGGCGTTAAAAATGCCGTAAATGACTCGGTAGATGGCATGCTGCACCACAAGATCGCTAAATGCCGGCGCGTAGATCTGCCGTGCCTTTGGCTCGTACACGGTGAAGGTGTAGTAGGCCTGCGGCTTGTAACTGCCGTCATGTAGCGCCTGGTGCAAGCGGTCCAGGTTGTGCGCCAAACGGCGCTCAAAGTTAAAACAGGCGCGTTTCTTGTGCTTGCACTGGCTGGCGTCAAGATAAGCAGCGTACAGGTTTTCTGGGGTGAAAGCCTGCTCAAACAAATAACCGTAGCGCTTCATTGTAAAACCACCGCCTGACGTTCGAATCGGCTTGTGGCCGACCTACCAGAAACGCGACGAAACGCCGATTTCGCACCAAGGTGCCGGAAAACGTCTCCCTTTGTTCCACCATACCGTTGCCGGTTGCGAGGGGAAACAGAGTCGGAGCGGAACCCAATGTTGTTGTTCGAGTTCGCCCGGACATTGTTGAGATTCAACGCCCAGGGACCGTCGATGGAAGCGTTGTTCCAGTTGCCGCTCGAGTTCGGAGCCATATTAAGACGCCTCCCGTAACTGCTCTTGCTGCCGCTCAAAGACGATCCAGCCGCCAATCATGCGGCCCAATTCATCAATCAAACGGCTCATTGCCAGAAAACGATGCGCCGCCATCTTGGCCGGAGACTTGTCTGCCTCTTTACCGTCTTTGAATTCGAAATACCCCAGAGAGTTGGCCAGATTCACAAACATGCGCCACTGTTCATGGCGAATGTCCAGATTCGTGAGCGTTGTCTTTTTGTGATAACGCTTCTGGCCTTCAACGATCAGCCCATACACCTCATACATGCACACCCGAATCTGCTGGGCGAGCGCGTACTTCTCGAACTTCGGGAAGTGGTTGAGGTAGATGTTCATTAGCTTGGCTGTCTCAATGAATTTCTGGTTTAGTTCGGCTTCGGAATGTTGTCCCATGGGTTAATGGGGCATGGCTCTCGCCAGCCCCAACATCCTTACAAATACAAGGCGGAGCGGAACCCAATGGCGTCGTGCGAGGTCGCCCGGACATTGCTGAGAAGCAACGCCCAGGGACCGTCGAGGGAAGCGAAGTCCCAGCCGCCGCCCGAGGTCGGAGCCAACTCACCGGGCCATGCGGCTGGTTGATAAATGCCGTCGTTCCCGAACGCATTGGAACCCCCTGTGCCGCCCGTTAGCGGGATACCCATAGATGCCATTGCCCAATCGGTGCCGCTGGTTGAGGCACTTAAAACCTGATTGGTCACATTGCCTGTAGTAACCCAGCCGCCGGCTTTAGTCAGTGATTGGTAGGTAGCGCCGATGCTGGTATAGTTGGCTGCAATGCCTGCCGCGCCAAACGCATCCGTTGCGGCGCCGCTGCCGCCGGTCAGCGACTTCATGGCAACGCTGGTATTGAGCAGGTATAGATTGGTGCCATCACTGGTTAGTCCTGGCGAGAACTCCCAGACAATGCCATTTAGATCAGCGATGCCGCTGTTCTGGCCATTGTGCGTGGTACGGGCAAACAGATTGGCCGAGCCCGTCTTGCCGCAGCCGGGGTAAGTGCCGTTGCCATCAGCGACATACAGAATTGCCGGGTCTTGTGCGTCACCCAGGGCGTTATTGTTATTGCCCTTAGGGAAGTTGTTGGTCGCGTGATACCAGGCGCAATAAGTGGTGCTCGTTGAAGCCTGGGCATGAGCCAGCGACAAAATAGCCAAAGCACCGCGCTGGAATTGGCTGGCCGCAAAGAAGTTTGCGCCACGGGTTTTGGCCGCAGCAAACGACCCGCCGAGGTTGTTGGCTGGTGCGCCGGTCAGCGCCGAATACACGGCAGAGGATAAAGAGCCACGCTGGCCAGACGTCAAAACAACGCCGTTCTTCAGACTGGAAGCAATACCGCCGTTGTTGCTGGTGATGTACTTATCGAAGAAAAAGCCGTCTTTAATCGCACCGCCATCATAAAAAGCGCGATGCAAGGCGTAGCCAGCAGCGTTAGCGGCTGCCACGTCGGTGTATTCAGAGAACGGTTTAATGCTCACGGCATTAAGCGTCAGGCCGTTGGCCCCCGTGCCGTACTTGTAATAAAAGGCTGGAACCCAGACCATTACCGAGCCATCGGTGTACTGATAGTTGCCGTAGTTATCCGATGCTGGGTCGTTGTAGCCTGCCATGGCGCCCATGCCTGCAGGCAACGGACCCGGGCAAATGCCCACGCCAAAGCCGCGTTGACCGGCGATGCCCACATCGTTGATGCCGTTGCTGTTACCCGAGGCAATACGGATGCCGTACGGGAAGTTGGCAGGTTGGTTGCCAGGTGCCTGGAAGTTGTCAAAAACTGCAGTGCTCATAGTTAAATACCTCGCAAGGTTGAGTTGCCAAGACCGGTGATCGTGATGTTTGGATCAATCTCAACCGGGTCGATTAAAAAAGCGTTATAGCCGTCAGGGATCGTCAGGCTTTCATTGATTTTGTTGGGGTGAGGGATTAAGTTGCCGAACACGATCTGCGCAGCAGAAGCTGCGGCGCCTGCTGCCTGGGCTGCGCTTTCTGCAGATAGGGCGGCGCTTGACTGCGAACTGGTTGCCGATGCCTGAGCCTCGGTTGCTTTAGCGACAGACGTCGCGGCATGCGTTGCTGCGGTCGCAGCAGACCCGGATGCGGCAGTAACCTTTGCATCCAGGGTTGCCTTGGATACGTTCACCGCATCCAATAAATTCGTTGTCGCTGTGGTTAAGCTGGCAACTTCGGTTTCTAGGCTCATATCTGCTCCTGATTAGGCAAATGCGTGATGTTGCGCAACGATGGTCTGCGTCGTTACAAGTGAGGCAGCTTGTTGCACGAACGCGAGCTGCAGGTTGTCATAGACCGCAGCGTCTGCGGCGGCGTTTGCTGCGCTGGTGGCTGCA